TTAGCCAATACCAAACGCTCGGATTGAACCCAAATCCTCCAGATTGTTCAGATCCTCTTTCATTTCACGCTGACGGCGATAAATCTCGTCATTGCGCTCAACCTGTGCCTGCGCCATTGCTGTCGCCAGTTCTTCCAGTTCCGGCATTGACAGTTTCACCTGTTGATTATCAGCGTCACCCCACGCAAGGGCGGTTCGTGCCGTATCAGATTTTGCGGCCATTACCACCGGATAAAGACGAGCCATTGAGTCGGGGCCAGCATTCCAGGTACGACCGTTCCATTCGAACGTGAACGCCTTCGCCTCCTGTTCTGCTCGCCACGCCTCGATTTCCATCTTTTTGGCATCTTTTGCCGCTGCGATAAGTTCAGGTGTAATGGTGAACGGGGCGATTTCGCCCCATTTGCCGCTCTGTAACTCTTTCCAGATGCGCTGCCCTGTCTCATCCATGTCTTCCGGCGATGCAGTGTAAGGCAAATACTCTTCCATACCGAAAAACAACACCTCACAATCCACAGCGCCATTTTCCAGCCTGCATATCTTTTTAATATCTTTTATTTTCATCATCAGCTACCGTACCCGCACAAATAACCCCACAATAGTGTTGTTGTCGCCCATCAGTACACTTCCCGAACCAGATAACGCTCTGTATGCTCCGGGCAGAGAAAGTGAATATGACTGTCCACTGACATAACAAGTTGGTGTGATTCCTTTTGCACCGGCGCCTATCGCCACCCCTCCCGAGAATTCCACATGCCCCAGCCTTGAGCCAGGATAAATCTTTCCTCTCTGCAGAGTTCTGGTCATATCGCTGTCTGATGTACCGTAATAGGCTGCAAGAATAATATTACCGACTTCCGGGGCCTGGCTATCGCTCCCAAGCAGACTGGCAATCCCGCTTCTGTTTATGTAGCCTGAGTCCCAGGGGCGCAGGGACGGGCTTACGGGATCTGCATCAAGAACTGTTCGATAGACATCCCCATACTGTTCATAAAATGTCAGTAATTTTCTTTTGCCCTGATGTTCTGCCTGACTGTATACCCTGTCAGAAATTTTAATTTCGAGCACTCCGGTAAAACCAATATCCGGAATGATGGGATTAAAATCCGGATGTGTTCTCTGCTCCACAAGGTAGCGCCCTGGCGGCGTCTGCATACACCAGGTTACAAGCTCAGACTGACCATCACTGGCACTAAAATATTTAATCGCCGAAGTCAGTGCTCCAAAACCCAATGCCCCCGGTAATGCTCCTCTCCCTTCAGTGCGATCATAAATATTACTTTGTAATGTCACGCTATCTGAGATTTCAAGCACCTGCCGCATATCTTCGGATGTGAACTGCGCCAGCAGTGAGCGGGCTTTTGCTGACAACGGAGACAGCGCGATATTCCCTCCGGTATTAAAATACAGAAGGTTATCTGCCCGTACTGTTAATTTGCTAATCGCTGTTAAAATATCGCTAAGCGGCTGTTTACCTGCCAGTGCGTTAGTGACCGTCGTCGCAAAGTTTGGGTCATTACCCAGCGCCGCTGCCAGTTCGTTCAGCGTGTCCAGGGCTTCCGGGGACGAGCCAACCAGCGCAGCGAGCAGTTTGCGGACAAACGCCGCGTTCGCCATCTCCAGTCCGACCGCATCATCCGGTGGGGTTGGTGTGGTTGGCGTACCGGTGAATGCCGGGCTGTCCAGCGGCGCTTTGGTTTTCGTCTCGTCCATGACGATTTTGACGGCTTTTGGGGTTGCAGCAAATGCTTCAGATGTGCTGTTGGCAGCACTGCTGAGCTGTACTATTCCCTTTTTCGTTGTACTCGCATCCTCAAGCCCCACGGCGGATGCGATATCCTCTGCCCGCTTTGCCGCTGTCTCGGCTCGGGTTGCCGCGGACTCTGCTGTACTTTTGCTCCGCTCAGCCTCCGCCGCACTGTCTGCCGCCTCTGTCGCCTTCGTAGCCGCAGCGTTGGCGGACGTCTCTGCAGCAGTTTCTGAATCTGCTGCAGCTGAGGCGTTCTGTGCTGCTGCTGTTTCAGAAGACCTTGCGTTCGTCTCGGACGTTTTTGCCGCCTTCGCGGAATTTCCTGCCGCCGTTGCCGAGGAGGCTGCACTACTGGCGCTCGAGGCTGCGCTCGTTTCTGATGATTTTGCCGCCTCTTTTGAAGCCGCCGCATCCCGTGCTGAAGTGGCTGCTTCTGACGCTTTCGTGGTCGCGGTGGATGCAGAAGTGGCGGCTGATTGTTGTGACGCTGAAGCATTCGTTTCTGACGTTTTCGCCGCACCGGCACTGGTGGCCGCCGCGCTTTTTGAGGACTCTGCAGCGGCAGCACTTTTTGATGCTTCAGTGGCCTTTGTTGATGCCGTTCCTGCGCTGGAAGACGCTGACTGAGCCGACGACGCGGCCTGTCCGGCTGACGTGCTGGCTGCGCGTGCTGAGTCCGCAGCATCAGCCGCATGGGTTGCCGCCTCACGGGCTGATGTGCCGGCATCACTGGCTGACTTCTTCGCGGCTGCCGTGTTCTGTGCCACCACGGACGCGTTACGCGCCACCTCTTCCACCATCAGTTCAAAACGGCGCAGTGCCTCCGGACGGGCATCATCCTCCGTCATGGCACCAAGAAAATCATTCAGCGTACCCGGTTGTGAGTCTTCATACACGGTGATGGTCCCGGCATGCGATGGCGGGAATCCTTCCACCAACAGAATAACGCTGTACTGACCGTACTCAACGTCCATGCTGTAACGCCCGGCTTCATCCGGATTTTCTGAGGCCACCGTGTTCACCACCACCGTGGTGCTGTTACGTTTTGCTTTCAGCTGGATTGTGCAGTTCTGTACCGGTTTTCCTGTGCCGTCTTTCAGTACACCTGAAATCTTTACTGCCATATTCACCCCACAAAAAAGCCCGCCTGAACCGGCGGGCTGTCATAACACTGTGTTACCTGGCTAATCAGAATTTATAACCGACACCCACGATGAAACCGTCAGTGCGCCAGTCACCACTGCCGGAGCCTTCATAAGCAATATCAATAGCCACGGATTCGGTCGGGTTAAACTGCACGCCTGCCCCCCACGCCAGAGACGTGTTGCTGTGGCGACTGTCATCACTTCCGGTCAGCACATCGTGCTTTTTCCCCTTGTTGTCAGTTACGCGGATATAATCTCCGGAGAAAGTCGAAACACGGCTGTAAGCCATACCCGCCATCGCATACGCGCTGAACCATTCATTCACGCGCACAGAGGGCCCCGCCATCACGCTGAACCAGCGGTTACGCACTGAATCTTCATGCCAGCGGGTATCGCTGTAACGGGTAAGCTGGCGATTCTTGTCTCCTGCATAGCTGAATGACGTCACCAGCCCCAGTGTGTCCGTAAACTCATAACGGTATTTCACGTTAATCCCGTTCAGATTATCGCTGCCGGGAGCGTTCGTTGAGGCATGGATATACCCCGCGCTCAGCGTGGACTGATGTTCTGCTGCACTCGCTGGCGTAGCAGCGGCGACCTGCCAGACTACTGCGGACAAAATAACAGCACATAATTTACGCATAATTACCTCTCGCTTTTCTGCAATAAAAAAGGCGCCATTTCTGGCGCCCGTATCTGGGTTATAAAATTCAGCTAATCGTGATGCCTGCAGTGGCTTTCTTCATCACCACAACCAGCAAATCGCTGATACTTGCTGTGGGATACCAGTTATTTACCAGCCACGCTGACACCGAGAACTCCAGCGTCATGTGACCGTGACCAGCCGGCATATCAATAACACCACTGTAAATCAGCGTATTATCCAGCGCGGTACGGTTATAAATTTCAGCGCCGTTTTTCCGTACGATCAGACGGCATGAGGAGTAAATATCAGTATGCTCTTTCTCATGTTTAGCGCCACTGAATGCCACCGCCGGAATAACAATCTGCCGGTCAAACGGCTGATCGTCATAAACCCTGACGGTAATGGTTCCTGATGGCCACCGCTCCGGTGCACGGGAGTCCCGGGGGAAAGCTTTGCCCACTGTTTTAACGAGATCGCCTTCAATCTGGTTCGCGGACAGTTTTCCCAGAACCCGACAGTTCTCGTTAATCGTGACGTTGTTGAGCGTCCCTGAGTTCGCATTCACGTTACCGCTGATATCGGCATTTTTCGCCGTCAGCCGCCCGTCCGGTGTCAGGGAAAATGCCGGAGGATTACCGCCGCTGGTAATGGTCGGAGCCGTCAGGCGTTTCAGGAACACGTCGTTCATGAATATCTGATCGCCCTGACCAACAAACATTGGTCTTGTGTTGCCATTAGACGGATCAATAAACGCGATACGGTTAGCGGCAACTAGGAACTGGCTCAGTTTGCCTTCCTCCGTGTCCTCCATGCTGAGGCCAAGCCCCGCGACATAATGCTTACCGTCTTCGGTCTGCTCAATTTTGACGCCCCACATGGCATTCCATTTATCGTTGGCGTCCTTCCACTCTTTCGAAAACTCCTCCAGTTTGCTGGCGTTATCTTCCGTCAGCTCAACTTTTTCCAGCAGCTCCTTGCCGAGATGGGATTCGGTTATCTGACCTTTGAAAAAATCCAGATAACCTTCCGCATCATCGCTCGCCCGACCGACAGCCTCTACGAATGCCGATTTGCCAACGGTGTTCACACTGCGGATATAAAAGTAATAATCATGGCCCGGTTTGATATTGATACTGGCAGCTATCCAGTACAGCGCCGTGCCAAGATAGCGGGCTGTGGTTTCAACCTGCCTGATATCGGTAATCCGCTTTTCCGAGAACCAGAACTCAAACTGTACCGTCGGATCATAAACCGCAAGATGCGGCGTGGCGGTGATCTGAAAATAGCCCGGCGTCAGCTCAATCTGTGACGGCGCTGCCGGTGCGGCAATCCGGAACGATACCGATGCCGGATCGCCCTGCTGTCCCCACGCATTTACCGCCCGGACTGTCAGCCTGTAGTTCCCCAGCGCCAGCTGCCTGAAGCGGTATGTGGTTTCCGTCGTCCGGGCCGTGCTGACCAGCCGCTCACTGCCGTCATCCGCTGCCACGGCCAGGCGAAGCAGGAAGCTCACGCCCTTCACCACCTTCGGCGTGTCCCAGCGCGCCAGCACCTGATATTCTCCGCTGTCTGCGGTGACTTCGGCAGTCAGGTGCTGCACTGCTGGCGGCGTGACACCATTCACCGTGCCGCTCAGATCGCCGTCAAAGTGCGCCCCGTTATCCACGATGGCCTCTTTTTCCGGTACATGCTGCACGGCAGTGATGGCATACGTGCCGTCGTCGTTCTCACGGATACTCACGCAGCGGAACAGGCGCTGGCGCAACGTCGGCAGCTTCAGCCCCCACACGCTGTATTCAGCAACGCCGTCAGGAACACGGCTCACTTTCACCTTCACGCCGTCGGTGACGGACTGAACCTCCACGCTGACCGGACTCCCCTGCCCGTCAACCAGGCTTATCAGCGTGGTGCCGGAGGATGGCAGCGTGATTTCACGGTCGAGCGTCAGCGTCCGGGTCTGGCTGTTCACCGCCAGCACGCGCCCACCGATGCTGATCCCCGCATAGTCATCATCGCAGATTTCAATAACATCACCCGGCACATGGCGAAGCCCTTCGGCACCCACGCTGAAATCCACGGTCTGCGTCTCCAGCAGTTCTGTTTTAATCAGCCACAGCCCGGCGCGGTGCGCCTGCCCCCGGCTGGTACAGCCAAAGGCATCCATCTTCGTGACGTTACGACCGTAACGGACAATGGCCTGCGTGTCCTCCACAAGCTCTGTCGCCGTCTCCCAGCCGTTATCCGGGTCAATCCAGTTCACCTCAACGGCATTATGACGGTCCTTCAGGGCGCTGAAGCTGTAGCGGAATGGCGCGCCATCATCCGGCATCACCACATTACTGCGGTTATAGGTCCACACCTTATCCGAGGGTCGGTCCTGCACGAACGTCAGCGTCTGCCCGTTCCATACCGGCATACAGCGCATCGCCGAGCAGAAATCACTGAGCACATCCCACGCCTTGCGCTGTGTGGTCAGGTACGCATTACAGGTGATGCGCGGCTCCGTTCCACCAAAACCATTCGGTACAGACTGGTCACAGTACTGGCCGATAACGTACAGCGCCCATTTGTCCACATCTGCCGCACCAAGACGTTTCCCCATGCCGTAGCGCGGATGGGTCAGCATATCCCACAGACACCAGGCCATGTTGTCGCTGTACGCTGGCCTGAACGTTCCGTCCCAGATACCGCTGTATTGCCGTGTCTGCGGGTTATAGTTCGACGGCACCTGCAGAATGCGCCCGCGAAGATGATAATTACGGCTCACCTGCTGGCTGCCGAACTGCTCCGAGTCCACCTGCACGCCGACCAGTGCCGTGTTCGGGTAGCACTGTTTCACATCGATGATTTCGGTGTATGACGACCAGAGCGTTTTGTTCTGCAGCTGGTCTGTGGTGCTGTCCGGCGTCATCCTGCGCATCCGGATATTAAACGGACGCGGCGGCAGGTTATCCACCACCACCGAGGCCAGATACTGCGACGTGGTTTTGCCCTTAATGGTGATGTCTTTTTCCGTCACCCAGCCACCGTTACGCTGTATCTGAACCAGCAGGCGGACTTCCGACGGATTCCGGTCACCCTTTGAGGTGGTTTCCACCAGTGCCTGCACACCGAAGGTAAAGCGCAGACGGTCAATGTTTGCCGACGTGATGGTCCGGGTGATCGGCGTGTCATATTTCACTTCCGTACCCAGCACCGTCTCGGAGCCGGAGGATTCAAAACCCTCCGGCGGTGTCTGCTCCTGCTCACCGGCCCGGAACACCACCGTGACACCGGAGATATTGGTATTCCCCTCACTGTCCAGCACCGGCGTACTGTTCAGCAGCACGCTTTTTAATCCATCCACCGGACCTTCAATCGGCCCTTCGCTGATGGCATCGATCACACTCAGCAACTGCGTGGACTTCAGGTTGTCCTTCGCTTCGCGCGGGGTATGCCCCTTACTGCTGCCTTTACCCATTCCTCACGCTCCATAAACGACAAAACCGCCCGGAGGCGGTTTCACATAAAACATTTTTCATCAGCGACCAATCACCACAACCTGACCACCATCACCTTCATCTGCCGTGCTGATCTCCTGAGATACCACCCGCGACCCCACGCGCATTTCGCCATACAGCACCGGCAGCGAATTACCCTGTGCAACCATATTATCCAGCGAAGAAAAATAGGTGTTCTGTTTGCCGTTATCTGTTGCCTGTGTGCGGGGAGTTCTGGCTTTCGGTGCCAGCATCTGCGCCACACCGCCCAGGATCATACTGGCCCCTGCCGCATACATACCCGATACAGCCGCGGCACCCAGCCAGCCCACAGGGTTCCACCATGCCACCGCAATCAGCGCAGCCCCCAGCACTGCCTGAAACACACCGCCACTTTTGGCACCCGCCAGACGCGGCACGATGTGGATCACTGCACCATTTGCCAGCGGCTCATTAAGACGGGCAGATAATTCGTTTTCGCCTGTATCCCGCCCGGCAATGCGTACCTGATACCAGCCGTCGCTCAGCTTCTGACGAAACGCCGGGATCTGCATGGCCAGCGCCCGGATGGCTTCGGCCCCCGTTTTCACACGCAGATCGATGCGGCGGCCAAATCGTTGTAAATCCCCGTAAAGGCAGATGCGTGCCATGCCCGGTGACGCCAGAGGGAGTGTGTGCGTCGCTGCCATTTGTCGGTGTACCTCTCTCGTTTGCTCAGTTGTTCAGGAATATGGTGCAGCAGCTCGCCGCCGCCACAGTAAATGGCGGCATGATTCGGCACCGATGATCCAAAGCAGCACAGCAGCACATCGCCCGGCTGCGCCTCTGTCAGTGCGACACGGTAAAAACCCGTCGCCTCCATATTGTCAAGATAGAGATTCTGACCGTTACGCCACCAGTCATCCCCGCGATGAAAATCCGGCATCTCAATCCCCGCCAGATGGTAAGCATCCCGGAACAGCGTGTAACAGTCCATCACCCCGTGCTCAAAGCGACGCCCGGTGAGATGCGACACACAGCGGAACTTGTGAATCTCACCCCGGCAGACCAGCCACCACGGCAAATCACTCTGCACCTGCAGCCGCCGGTCAGCCTCACTCAGCCAGGGCAGACCACCGGGGTGACTGTGGACCAGCGCCACAATCTCACCCTGCATTTTGGCCTGCAGCCAGTCCTCCGGAGCCATCCGGAAATAATCCTCCGGTTCACCGGAGATATTCACGCAGGGAAAATATCTTTCCTCCTCCGGCGTTCTCACCACGAAGCCGCACGACTCCGCTGGCGCACATCGCCGGGCGTGCGCCAGAATCGCTGATTCTGTCTCTGTCATGGGATTTACTGCGAAAGTTTGTTAATGGAAAGGAAGCCGCCAAAGTTGCCGACGTTATTGCGAAACTTACAGCCACTCAGGCATTTGCTGCATTTATCCTTCGTGATATCGGACGTTGTCTGGTCATATTCATCCGCGACCGCCGGACCGCTATAACCACACTCATCACCACGATAGGTCCAGGTGCAGGTGTTGGCCAGCATGATGCGCCCCGGAAAAACAGCGCCATCCGTTTCCGTCGGCGTGGACAGTACAAAGGAGGCACTCACCGCGCTCAGTTCGCTGCACTGCTCGATGCGCCAGCGGCTGATTACCTCCTGCTCCGGATCGGCTTCGCTGTTTCCGTTGACGAAGTTCACCGCATCCAGAAAACGGGCGTAAACCTTACGCCGGACCACCGTTCCGCCGACCAGACTCTGCAGATCTTCCGCCATCCCTGTGACCATGCCGTGCATATTAGAGACTTTCAGCGTTGGCCTTGCACTGGCTCCTTTGCCGCTCATCTCAAATCCACTTCCCTGAATGGGATAGGCCTGATACTGCCGCCCCTGCCAGGTGACTGCTTCACCTTTTTCGTTCTGCTCATTACAGAAGAAATAACGATCTCCGCCGACCTCTGTCAGATCAATTTCCCAGAGCACGACCAGCGCGGATTGCTCCGTTTTAGTGCACTCATTGAGTGTTTCCTGCTGTATATCCTGCATCAGTGAGTGACCTCTTCAAAGGTACAGTTAAAATCGGTATACATGGCATTATCCGAAATGCTCCACTCCCTGCAGACAACCCGGACAGTCCTGTTGTGTTTTGGCGGACGCCACAAAAAAGCACGAATCCCGGCATGACGGGATAAAAAACTGTCCAGCGCGGCACGGGAATATTCATCTGTGACACGAAATACCGGTTTAAACGTTTTCAGATCCGCATTCAGACCACCAGCCCGTCGCTGTTCATATCCGTCACCAAACTTTACCGTAATAACTGATGGCTTTCGTGTCGTCTCCATCCCCTCACGGGGGATCCAGTTAAAAACTTCAGGCTCAGGCACTGTATAATCCTCCATCCCGACGCGATGACTGCATAATTGACACAACCCTGCTGTCGATCAGATCCACCAGTCCCCTGGCTGAGCGCGCATCTATCTCGCCATTGCTCCCTTGATTCTGAATGCTGATGTGATACACGGGAGAATAAACAAATCCACCGCCACCATTCACATTGCCAATGGCTCTGACCCCAAGAGAGCCGTCCGCTGCCCGTGTCAGTGGCATGATAGCTTCAGGCCCGGCCTCACCCATCAGCCCGGCACCTTTCGCAAAAGCAAAATACGTCGGTGTATCCACAATAGTGTTACTGTAAGCACTCAGATTTGCCGATGTGTAAACACCACCTTTTGCGTTTGCCACCGCCCCCGAAATCCATCCGCCGACCGTACCAAGCCACCCTCCGGCACCGGAGAGTGATTTCAGTCCGTTAACAATGGCTGCATTCATCAGAATTTTTGAAACTTCCCGGAGAACTGAACTCCCCCAGTTCCTCCACTCCACAACATTCCCGGCCAGTGCATCGGAAATATTTGATACCAGCCCGTCCATCGTGGAAACGACAGCATCTGCCGCCTGTGAAGCATAATCGGTGGCACTGTCTGCCCAGTTGGTCAGTCCTTCCTGGAGTCCGGGATTCCAGTTATTACGTAAAGCATCGGCCTTTGCATAATAATCCTGCTGATCGCTGAGACGCTCTTCCAGATATTTTTTATTCAGTTCTTTCTCCTGTTTCCACAGGGCTTCTTCAATTTCTCCGGCCTGATACTGTCTCAGCAGTTCGTTATTTTTCTGCTCAAACGTCTGCCGGATACTCCACATTTCCTGGAGTCGTTCACGCATCCGTGAGCCTTCACCATATCCCAGCAACTGCGCGTCGTCAGATGCCCGGGCACTGGCATTACTGTCCGCCAGACTGCTCTCATACGCAGCAAGCTGCTCACGAATCTTTTTCTGGTCGATGAGTGCTGCATTCTGCAAAAGCGTTTTTTTCTGCGCTTCTGACAGGGTTGATAATTCGCCCTGACTGACCTGATATTTCATCTTAGCCAGTTCAGTATTCTGCCCTGCCAGTGCTATCTGTTCTTTCTGCTGTTTAATAAGCCGTTTATAAATATCTTCTGTTTTTTCCGCTTCGGTCTTTTTATGCGCTTTGGGTTTATTTGCCTGGTTATTTCGCCAGGCATCCAGTGAGTTATTGATATAATTCTGTCTGGCTGTCTGATACGCCTCTCCCACAAAGCCGAGATCATCCGCAGCATAACCCAGTCGGGCACGCTCACGCGCTTCCCCCTTAAGGCGGGACAGAGCCAGTTCGCGCTTGCTGTTATTCAGTGCGGTCTGCTGTTTATCATCCAGGGTTGCCTGTGGTAGCCGTAACGGTACATTCACCAGCCCCTGTCGCTGCTGAAGTAATTCATTACCAAGCCCTAGAAGGCGATTAAACTCGGTATGCTGCCCATTCATGATCAACAGGGACTGATACGCTTTGTTTTGTTCCGCCGCCTGTTGACGGATCAACGCCACCCGTCGTTCTTCCAGCCCGGCAAGCACATCCTGAATGGATTGCGCTTTGCCCTGCATTTGAGTGAGACGGGACTGTTCAACTGCCAGTTGATTTGTTGCTTCGGCAAGCCCTTCTGTGACAGTTTTTACCGACGTCATGTGGTTAATCATAAAACCGTTATCGGTTGTCCAGCCCGGGTTTGCCAGCACGTACTGATAGCCAGCAATTTTTTCCTGTAAGGATTTAATCTTACTTTTCTGCTCGTCAATTAACCTGTTCTGCTCCTTCAGTGCCTGCCGCGTCTTTTCCTCATTATCTGACGCTTCAGGAAGCGACATTGCCGACGTTTTCTGGCGAATTTCGTCGATTGTTGCGGCATACTGGCGTGCAGATTCTCTGGCCTGCTCCTGATTCTGATACATTGTGTACCAGGCCGCGGCCCCCAGCATGACAAGCCCCGGCACACCCCCAACCAGTCCCAGTGCCCCACTTAACAGACGACTCCCCACTAACGTGACAGTATTCAGCGTTGTCTGTGCTGCTGTTCTGGCCGCAATATTACGGGTAAGTGATGCCTGAGCAGCAGCCAGTTTCGCTTCTGCGGCTGCCTGTCTTTCAGTACCACGGGTAGCCGCGACCGCCTGTTGCGCACGATAAACCGCCGCACGCGCCCTGGCGGTTGCTATCTGCGTCCCCCGGAGCTGCGCTTCCGCAAGAGCCACTTCGTTTCTGGCTGCAGTAATTAATCCGGCAGTTGCAGATCCAGCAGAAGACGCCATATTGCCAAAATATCGGGCTACCCCGACGGCAACCAGAGCACCGGCAGCGGTTGCCACGGTGTCAATATTGCCTGCAATACCATTCAGCACACCGGAGAGCGTCTTCGTCACTCCGCTTGCCTCGTTCGCACCACCAACCCAGGCCATAAAGGCGTTTTCAACTTTGGTTGCAGAGGATGAAACCGTATCAGGCATTGCCGCATATTCATCACGTAATGCCCCAAGCTGACTAATCAGTGCAGGAACAACCTTATCGGCAGTCAACTTTCCGTTATCCGCCATGGCCTTCAGATCCTTACGGGCAACTCCCATTCCCGCAGCCAGCGCACGAATAACACGATCGCCGTTCTCATTCACCGAGTTAAACTCTTCACCGCGCAGCACTCCCTGCGCCAGTGCCTGACTGAACTGCGTGATCACCGAACTGGCTTCTGCTGTACTGGCACCGGATAATTTCAGGCCCGTGGAGATCGCCTCAGTGACTTTCAGTACCTCCTCAGAACTGTAGCCATACTCCCGCATGGAAGCTGCAGAGCGGGCAAAAAGGCTGGCGTTATCAGAAAAAGCCGTCCCCGTTCTCTGGCTGATTGCCATTAATTCGCGTTGTGATGCCTGAAAATCATCACTGGACTGTGAGGCCTGCTTCAGACGGGCATTGACTGAATTCCACTCATCGGCGAGAGAAATAAGATGACCGGTAGCAAAAGCCCCGGCAAATGCCCCCGCCATGTTCAGTGCCGAAGATTTAGCTGTATTTATCTGATCCGTCACTTCTGCCAGTGCACGCCGCATTTCACGGGATGCAGCAGCGGACTGTCGGCTTCCATTCTGCATGGTGCGGTAGTAATCCTGCCCCATACGCGAAGCCCGGGAGATCTCTGACTGAAATGACCGGGAGTTTGCCGAAATTTTAATAATCAGTTCACGTAATGTCGCCACACTCATTCTCCGGACGAAAAAAAACCGCCGAAGCGGTTATGTTGACTCACTGAGACACGGTTAAAAGCGCGTTTTCCAGCCCGGCAAATGGATCTGAGGCGCCTTCTGTCTGCTCCTGCTCCCACTGAAGAAGCACATCATTCAGTGGTACTTTAACCCCCTGCGCACCGTAAACAGCTGAAACAATCTGGGCAGCCCGGATATCAGCCCGTTCGTCCCCCAGCGGGCTGAACCTGTCAAATTCTGCCCACATCATGATTTCTGATGCGGACATTTCCCGGCGTAACTCTGACAATGTGCGCCCCATCCTGAGCGCCAGCATCATCAGAAAACGCATCCCCGGAAGTGCTACTTTTTTTTAACCTCTCCGGCATCACTGATCAGTTCCAGAGACTGGCGAAGAAGCCGGGCATGCACCGGGCCATACACGGCAATCACCTGTTCACGATCATCCTCTGAAAATACGGGTTGCAGCCCGGTATCACACAGAACATCAATGAACAGTTCAACGTCTGCCTCCAGATTTCGGCGGGCACGCTCTGCAACAGATGGCGATGTATCATCTTCCCTGGCTTTAACGATCTCCTGCCAGCGCAACCAGGCTTCTGCAGAAGGTTCCCGTAACACAACCGTTGCTCCCTCCCATTCAGGCACATCAACGGTTTTATGGCGAAACCCCGACATCGTTGCCAGTGCCAGATTACGGATATTTTTAGTCATCACATCCATCCTCATTAACTGACGGTTACAGTGCAGGAAGTGGAGGTCACTTTGTTAACCGGGCTTGCTGAATCAGAAATCTCGCAGGTATACGCACCGGCATCACCGGATGCTGCTGATGCCTTACTGAACGTTGCCGCCGTCTGTCCGGAAACAGGAGAACCACCTTTCTTCCAGACATAAGAATAAGGCGGCACACCACCGGCAGCCTCAACCACCATTTCGAGTTTCGCTCCGGCAGAAACCTGCAGCGTGCTGTTTAAATCGACCTTCACTTTCAGCGGTTCTGTCGTCAGCACAGGTTTACCTTTCAGGCGCAGGGAAAACGTTGCAGCCACAACACCATTGGTTCCTGCAGACCAGGTATGCTGACGCACCTCTGCCATAAAGGTAAATCCGTTTCCTGACGGAAAAATAACTTTAAAGCCATACGTGGTGTCATTGTCATAGGCACTGCGCAACGCATTCTGGGCAGCATTGAGGTAAAAGTTGCCTGACATGGAAATCTCTGACGCGGCACCAAGACCGTTAATATTTTCCTGCTCAACAGAACACAGCGTGGTGACATCAATATCCTGCTTTTGTCCTGCGGTAAACTGCACCTCTTTGATTGTACAGCTCAGGCCAAGATAGCTGGCAGAATCCAGGGTTTCTGCTGTTACCGGTGCAGACGAAATCATAATTTTCGTCAGTTGCGAACGCTCAAAATTAGAGGACATACTCGTCTCCTGAAAATAAAAAAAACCGCCAGCGGCGGGGGGGTAAAATCATTAACGAACTCAGGCTATTACCTGAAATTCAAGCGTGGCTCTGCTCAGACGGGATTCAGGATCATAACCCTGCGTTTTAGAAATAACGGAGGGTGCAAGTTCCCTCACCGCATCAAGCGCCTGTTCTCGGATATCATCTGCGTCATCAGGCACCGTTGCCCAGACATCGATCTGCACGGTAATTCTGGATTCAGCCTGACCATCAAGCACATCAGACGCCGTGTCAGACACCACAGAAAACACCAGCCACGGCGGAGATACCGCAGGTTTTCCCTCCGTCAGCGGGACCACATAAGGATAAACCTGTCCTCCGGCCAGTTGAGACAGCAGGGAATACAGTGTGGCTTCCCTCATTTACTTAAGACCTCATCAATAGCCTGATTCATTCGCTGTATGGCAACCTGCGCCGCCAGCTCCTCTGTCGTATCGAAAGCCGGGCGAATGAATGGATGCGCGGGCATGTTTATCGTTCCCAGCTCCACAAAGCGCCAGTAAAACGCATTTCGGGGATCGCTGGCTTTCATGCTGTTATCATTGTTTCCGGTTCGCAGGTTCCGTCCGCGAATATGGATACCAGAAATAATTTCCCCCCGACGCTTTGAGCGCTGAGTCAGAACAACCACATTTTTCTTCAGTTTTCCGGTTCGCTCCGGCGCACGTTCAACAACCGCATCCCGCATAACTTCAGCACCGGCACGGGTGGCATCGCGCAGCACCTTATTGTTTTCTGCCCTGCTGAGCGTCTCCAGATCCCGTGCAATATCCGCCAGACCTGAAAAATCAAGACTGAAATCCATCACACATTCCCCTTCAGACTGCAGAGCATTTCAAGCCGGGTGGCGCGTGCATCCGGTATTGGTGGCCCTTCTATACCAAGAGTGACCCCTTTAAATGCACCGGTCAGCACTTTCAGACGTGAAGTCGCTGTCACATCGCGCCGAAATCGCATCCAGACTCTGACCGTAGCCTGAGCGGTTTCTGCACCTCCTGATATTCTCTCCCTCCCGCTGATCCCCTTAACTTCTGCCCATACGGTTGCCCCCTCCGTCATTGTCTCCACCGGATGCCCTGACGGAGAACGGACGGTGGTGACATTCAGAATAGTTACGCGATCACGTAATCTGCCCGCCTGCATGGTTCCTCCTACAAAGGAATAAAACGATAAGGCTCCAGCAGAGAAGAAAAACCAAACGGGACTGGTGCCTTGCTGACATCTGAGGAATTTTCTCGGTTTTCGTACCAGTGTCCGACCAGCAACATGAGCGCCAGCAAAACATCATCAGCTATAAGCACCCCGTCAGGATCACCTTCCGGCACCGTCTCCTCATAAAGCTTACGGTTGATAAAATTTTCTGCCTTGCGGCAGGCAGCCCGGAAATACAGCATCAGTAACTCATCATCAGTTGCATCATCTGTATCAATACGGCACTGCGCCCTGAGTTTTTCCACTATTGCTGCCATCAGAAACTCCTGCCCGCAACACTGTGCGGGCATAAAAAACCGCATTACGCAGCGGCTTTCTGGCGGGTTGCGGCCCCAATTTTCATCAGCTTAATCGCCTGAGAATCCACCAGCATACCGCCGGTTCGCTTGGTGGTGTAAAAACCCACAAACGGTTTATTGGTGTACGGATCGCGCAGGATACGGGTACCGATGCGATCAACGATGGTATAGCCACGTTTGAAGTTACCAAACGCAATGGCTTTTGCATCGGCAGCAATATCCGGCATCTGTTCATTCTCAACGATGCCATACCCTGCCAGAGAAGAAGGCTGACCCAGCTCAATACCCGGACGCCACAGATAATTTCCGTCGTTATCCTTCAGCAGACGAATGGCAAACAGGCTGCTGTTGTTCATCATAAACTTCGCGCCGCTGCGGTGCGCCTTGCGCAGGGTGTAAATCAGTTTAATGATCGCATCGGCAGTCACGCCGGAAGCCGCACCGGAAGCAATGTGCTGAAGTTTGCCAAACGCACGGGTCTTGTCATCTTCATCGGTGGACTCGTAAGCCAGAAAACCTTTTGGTTTTTTGCTGCCGTCGCCACTGGTAAAGGCAATTTCTTCCTGCTCGGCAAATTCCAGCGCCAGCTCACTGTTGATCCAGTCTTCCACATTGAAGAAAGCATCATCGAGCATTTTCTGGGTGGCCTGCGGGTTGCCGTAGATTTCCCCCATAAAGGGTTCAATCAGACCCAGTTTTGAGGTGGCGGTTTCCGGACGAGCATCCGTTTCCCCCACCCATCCGGACGTTGTGCCGCCCAGATTCACCAGTTTTTTATAATCCGAGCCACCGAGGGTGATCACAGTGGCTTCCTGGCGCATCACCACCTCATCTTTCAGCAGCGTCAGGATGGTACGATCCAGTTCTTCCGGAATGGCATAACCACCATCTTCATCATTACCTACCTGAAGCGCCTTACGTTCAAGTTCACGCAGACCGTCTTCACGCCCCTTGCGCAGAAATCCGATAAACGCTTCTTTGTGTTCACCGGCAACTTTATTTTGCGTGCCGCCTGCCGGACGCTTGATGTCTGCCAGCTCTTTTTCCAGGTCGCTTTTCAGGTTCTCCAGCTCGCTGATTTGCCCGTTCAGGCTTTCCACCTGTTCGGCCAGCTTGCCTTTTTCCTGTTCGATCGCGTCAATGCGCTTGTCGTTTTTTGCCTTAAAATCGTCAAACTTCTGCTGCAAATCCTGCGCGACCTGTTCAACGTCTTTAATATCAACAGCCATTATTTACTCCTGATTAAAATTTAAGATTTTTCAGTGCATTCAGTGCGGCATCCACATCCTCAGCATCACGCAGGGATAAAGCGCCATATCCCCCGGCCATGAATGCTTTGGCCTGGGTTCGCGAGAGTCCAACATCGCGCAGGACCCGCTCAATAATTTTCTGATCAGGGATCTCCCCACGCGCCAGCGCATTTTTCACATCGCTGATGCGTGCTTCATCATTGGAAGGAAACGTCACCAGACTGACCTCCCACAGGTCGATCTCTTTCAGCAGGAATACCCCTTTTTCCCGGTCGTACTCCCAGTCTTTCAGGATGTAGCCAATAGAAAGGCCGGTTAAAGAACCGGCCTTCATATGGGCATGTGCACGTTTTGCCAGGGGATCATCATCAATGAGTAATCGTCCCCTGACATAAAGCCCGACATCATCTTCTTTCATTTCGGTGTACACACCGATGGGCTCATCCATGCGGTGCTGCCAGAGCAACGCAGGCAGCGCCTTTTTTTCGCTCCATTTCTGGAGTGTTGTGGTAAAGGCTCCGGGGACCACCACATCATCGTGGCTGTCCTTAACACCAAAAACAGAACCGTAACCTTCAAATTCCCCGGAATCACTGACGGATTTCAGGTTCAGCGGTATATCAAGACGCTGTTTTGTCTGCATCTCCACTCTCCTTTTTCTTACCGTTGTCATCGCCAGCAGAGGGACTGGTGGTCATGTTCATCGGTGTCAGATACACATCACCGCCCGGTCGGGGATTCATATCTTCCAGATCACGGCAGTCATTAGGGGAATAAATCCCCCAGTTGATCCCCGTGGCATACGCTTCAAAGCGGGATTTCATGTCGCCACGCAACAATGCTCCGGCATTAAACTTGGCGTAAAATTTTCCCTGCTTGCTCTCCCTGACCAGCCCTGTATTGATCCGCTGCTCAATACGGGTCAGATACGGCACAAGGGAATAGTTAATGAAACCAAGCCCCAGCTCTTCAATATTGTTGAAGGTGGCGCGATCGGTGTTCTGCACCATATGCAGCGGCACGCGGAACAGGCGACAGATTTCTTCCAGCTGAAACTTGCGGGTTTCCAGGAACTGGCTGTCCTCGGCATTCAGTGCCACCGTTTTCCAGTCCAGCCCCATTTCCAGAATCATCGGACGATGAGAGTTTCCCAGCCCGACATGCCGTTCCTCAAAATCCTTTTTGATACGCGCATAAGCCTGGTCAGAAAGTTGTTGATCCGTACGCAACACACCGGATGTTACCGCGCCATTGCCAAACAATCTGGCACCATGCTCCTCGGTTGCCGCTGCCAGTGAAATGGCCTCGCGCGCATATGCAATGGGATTCAGACCGACAAGTCCATCCAGCGTCAGGGTACGCACATGCCAGATTTCATTCTGGGTCAGCACATCCACGGAACCATCCGGAAACGTCACCTGATAAACCGGCTGCCACTGGCTGTTCAGCTTCGGTTCCACACAGCCCGGATCTATCGGAAGAAGCTCCACCACTTCCCCCAGTGCCTTTACCTTGTAGGCGTAAAAATTACCCCGCAGACACAGGCAGACGATAACCAGTTCCCAGAATTCCTGCGGCGTCATGTAGCCATTGGGTTTTGCCGAAATCAGCTTATGCAGCCGTTCATCCACCGCCCGTGTTTTAAGGGTGCCGCTGATTTTGTAGAGACTGCAGGGCAGCATACCAACAGACTCAGCCAGCACCCTGACGCAGGAATAGACCGCCGTCAGCCGCATGGCCCGCTGGCTGCTGATCCGCTTTCCGGTATAGGTGTCGTATGACACCCCCAGCTCTTCCGCAAGCATCCCGGGCGTTGTGACGGGGGTGTTATTTTTGCGTTGAAAAAGCCCCTGGAAAAACATTACTCACCTCCAGAGGCGACCCGGTGACCGCGATCGAGATAACGCGCAACCAGCCACGACCAGCACAGACACAGCGCCCCGGCAACAACAAAACCTGCCGGGGGATAAATCAGCCAGGCGCCATACGCCAGCAAAAGCGCCCCCAGCACGCCCACCAGTGGCGTGAGAATTATCAGAAACATAATGCCCTCGGTTAAAGCGAGCGAATACCAACGCTGACCAGATGCTCAGACAGATCCGGCTCCGGTTCACCGCCATTGACCAGCATCCGGCTCATTGCTGTAAACATCGCAACAGGACCGTCGATTTTGGCTTCAGGCGTGGATTTGTTCGGGAAGATATTGTCGTTTTTGTCCGGTTTTACCGTAACGTTAGACATCATCCAGTTCATGACCGGGTGATTGCTGTGGTGAAAACGCCCGGCATAGACCAGTGATTCCGTTTCCTTCATAGCCTCTGACAGATTGCGGACCGTCTGCGGAACTTCCACCAGCGGTATCCCTTCTTCAGCCAGAGCCAGACTGAACTGCATTGCACTCCACGGGTCAAATCCCAGCTCCCTCAGGTTTTCACCACCAATCCATTCCAGTAAGTCACTTTTTATCTGAGCATGATCGATAACATCACCATCCGTCAGGATGAGCTTATCCATCTCCGCCCATTTCCGGTAAAGTTCTGCCTGCTGCCGCGAGCACCGCTCCAGCCGTCCTTCCGGGAGCCAGAATTTAAAATCAGCATGAACATGTCCGTTATCGGTTCGCCAGAGTTTTGCCGCCGCACAGATATCAATCTTATGAGCAAGGTCGACGCCGACCCACATGGGATACGTTTTAAGCTCATGTCGTGGGGCAATATATTCGCATTTCTCCCACTTAATCATGTCCATCCAGGCAGACTCTGCTGTTACCCACACATTCATGTGTTTGGTAAAAAAATTCACCCGCGCAGAGACCTGTTCTTTCGCTTTTTTCGCCAGACGACGCAGATCATCCCAGCGTTTACAGATGCCCAGGCCGGGATTCGCTTTCTGCCAGACCGTTTCATCAAACGGATCATCTCCCTCATCGAGCGTGTAAATAATCGCAAAGTAGGAATCATCTTTTACCGCGCCCTCCACGTCGCTGTTATAGCCTCGCAATACCTTGATGGCGTAATCGCGTTGCTCGTAACAAATCCCTTCCTTGTTAAAGCCCGCCGTGGTGATACCAAATAACAGGGACTGCAGACGGGCACCGGTTGCCGTTTCCAGAACGTCCCACACGTCGCGGGTTTTATGTGCATGCAGCTCATCAATAATGGCGCAGTGGATGTTCAGACCGTCCAGGTTGTTTGCATCCGAGGAAAGCGGTTCAAATTTTGATGCGCTCTGCTCCTGGTAAATCGCCAGCTTGTTGAAATCAAACAATCGCCCGAGTGTCGACCGGGCTTTTCTGACCATATTTTTGGCGTCTTCAAACACAATTCTGGCCTGGTCACGCGTGGTTGCGGCTGAATACACCTCAGCACCGCCTTCACCATCTGCCCCCGTCATATACAGGCCGATACCCGATGACAGGGTTGATTTTGCGTTTTTACGGGCGACTTCGTTGTACGCCGTACGGAACCGGCGCACCATCACCGGGCGTCCGCTGCCATCGCTGCGCATGACAACTTCCCCGGTCTCTTCATTCACCAGCGGAATGACAAAACCAAAAATATTAATGAGGATAAAAACATGCCAGTCCATCAACTCAATGGGCTGGCCTGCCAGCGCCCCTTTTACATGGGGCACAAATTTGTAGAAATTCAGGATGTGCTGCGCACGGGGTTCACTGAAATAAATCCCCCGCTCTTCGCCGTACTTCAGATCATCAAGAAAACGCTGGCAGGCCAGACGGACAAATTCGCCAGCGACAATTTCTCCTGCAACAACACGTTCGGCGTAGCGGATCCCGTCAGCCACTTTTGCCATCAGTCTCTCGCTTTTAAAAGTTCCGCCAGCGGATCAACATCATCCGGTCCGGCGGTATTTACTTTCGCCCGGCTTGCCGGTGACATACCAAACTCTGCAAGCATCGCCCGGATCCGCTTCCAGGCATCCGCTTTCATCGCAGCAGCCGGGTGTGCCTTAATCAGCACATCACCGTTCTGCGTTTCCGTGCGGTAGGTATAACCCTCAACATCGAGTATTTCGCAGTGATGCCGGTATTCGGTGTAGGCTTCCACCAGTAACTCGAGTGCACGCGCATCAAGCTGAGAAATGATCCCTTCCGCATTCAGCTCTTCCGCCATTCGCCTGAACCAGTACTTCCCCTGCGCCCCTAAATGCTGCGGAATTTTAGGGAGACCTTTTTCGTCCTTTTTAGCGGTTTTTTTAGAGTCTTTAACGGGACGCTTTGAGGGGTTGCCTCGTATCAAATGCAGGCGTGGCGGGGTTTTCGGGGGTCCTGACATAATCGGTTTTACCTATCAATCGTTTGATCGCATTCCCAAAAAAAAGTTTTCGAACCTGCGGCGATGCGAAGAAGGGTTGGCGGGCGGTCCCGGACAGCCAGGGTTGCAGGGATTTGACCCGCCCCTCCCCACAAGTGAGAATAATTATCACCTGATTCGTTCGTGCGCTGTTTTCGCTTTGTGGCAGGGCCAGCACAGACTCTGCAGGTTGCTGTCTGCATCTGTTCCGCCATGTGCTTTCGGGATGATGTGGTCGACAGTTTTCGCCTCGCGCACCACACCGACACGCAGACACAACTGACACAGACCTTTATCGCGCTTCAGAATACGGGCTCGAATCACCGTCCATTTTGAGCCATAGCCACGCTGGTGGCGGCTCAGTCCGCGCTGGTGCTGCACCCAGCCTTCACCCCGATGTTTATCGCAGTAGCCAGAGCTGTCTGTTGTTGTGCCTGCGCAACCTCGCTTACGGCATGCGCGGGGGATTCGTGATGGCATTGGAATCTCCTTAATACCGGCATTATCGCAGCCCCTCACTGAAGGGCTGCTGTAATGCCTGTTACTCAGTAACAACTGCGCCTTACGGTAATTTCATGAAGGCAAATACTGGACAGCCCGGATGACGAGCATCTTCTGTTGCTTCCAGCATTGATTCACCAAACCACTCCGTCGTGGCACGACCATCAGCAGCTTTGTAGTGGAGCAAGTACTGGTTTTCGCCATCCGCATACTGAGCGCGAGCTTTAACCTCACCCCATTCATCACTGATGCGTACTTCCACCAGTTGTGACAGTTCAAACTTAAACGGAATAGACGCGACACCAACTAAAATCGGTTTATTTTCTGTTTTTTCCATCATCGTCTCCTGATATCGAAGCCCGTCGCCGCACCGGGCGCTGATCAACATTTGAGTATTCGCGGCGAAAGAAAGAATTTATTTTATTGAATGACCGCAAACACAGAATTTCATGCTTTCCGGGCGCTGACGCATCTTTCATTTTTCAGCAAAATATTCTGCTCTTACGGGCGATCAGTTCTGCAGACACTGCCGAACACCGTCAACAATTTCGCAGACCTGAGAAGCCGTATCGAAAAGCTGGCGCGCCTTATCCAGGCTGACGCATCCCACCAATAAAAAAGGCACCAGTATCGCTACCAGTGCCCATTTCGCCGCCGTTCGCGGCATTCTGTGTGTCCAGTGTTTTCGGCTCATGTCACCACCAACGCACAGCCCAAATCAGAACAGCGACCGCCACAAGGCGAATTGCAAAGGCCGCAGCCCTTGTCAAATCAAGGCTCGCGGGAGTTTCCATTTCAATACCTTTCATAATGGACAACCTCAAAAAGAATCTTTTATACTTTCCCACGAGGATTTTCTCCCTACTCACTAATCACAATTTCCCCTTTGACGTGAAAACTAAAAACCCCGGACTGTTCCCCCAGCCGGGGTTTTGTTTTACTTATCGCTTCAGCTGAAAGTGAGGTCCGTCTTTCAGCGTTTTCCAGTCCCCGCCCCATTCGATAGCGATCCCCAGCTCTGCGGCAGCCTGCTTAAATGCCTGTGCGATTTTCTCGTACAGAGGCCAGTCCCATGACACCTGGCTGCCAACCCAGGCAACAACATCCACCGCATCACCTGTAAGGTGGCGGCTGTTCATGGTCTGGCTTTTCCCTGCCGCTACCAGCTGTTTCTGGCGATACTTACTGCGCAGACCTTCCGTGATACCAAAATCAACCTCCGTCAGTTCCAGCGCACGGCGAACGACAGCAACCAGCTGTGGTTTAACGCCCTCCAGATTTTTTTCACTGCGACGACTAAATCTGAATTTACCCGACATATTCACCTCAACAATGGAAAGATTCTTGCGACGTTCCCGCGTGCGCTTATTACCAGCACGCAGAACAACAGATTAAAAAACACTTCCAGCCAGCCCGTTGCTAACGGGCGACCACACAGATAGCTGAGTGGAGCAAAGCCATAAAGCAGCATCAGCAGCCAGGCCAGCCATGACATCAGCGGTTTGTGTCTGGAGTCACGGCGACGATAAAAAAAGAGCGTCAGCACGATAACCGTGCATAACGCCACATTCAGCAATCCGGGAAGGTTACTTAACATTGCCGCCTCCTCCGCCACGCAGACGGGAGAACAGGCCGGACACCAGTGATGCAATATCCTGCTGGTGGATGAATGACAGAATCTTCACCGCCACCACTGACACCAGTACTGCACACAATGCGTCAACAGGTGCACCGTCATAACCTGTTTTTGATGCAATCCAGGCTGACAGTACACGCGCCCCCAGTACACCAACAATGAACGACACCAGAAAATGTGCCGCCACACGCCAGGCTGAAATCTTCTGCGGCATCGTTGCCACAAATAACGCCCCGGCGAACGCACCAAACACAATCCCGAAATCCGTTCCGGTAAACAGCCCGAATACCGTCGCCCCGCCGAGCGCCGCAGCCGTGCCGGAACCGGATAAGGGTTCAGACATACTTTTTTCTCCTGTAAATAAAAAAGGGCCACCAGCGGCCCGTAAAAACACCCCGTCAAAGGCACCCGCAGATGCCTTTTGTTTGGTGTTATTCAGATTTACGCAGTAAAGGCCGGAGCACGACCAGCGCCATCGCCACCAGCACGCCATCTGCCAGCACCGACATCAGCCGTCCGGTGAAATCCACCACCACTACCAGAAACAGCAGGATGACAGCCAGCACAAGGCGCGCACTTTTCACAGGTACTGCTCCAGCGGTAACTGCAGCGCCTGAGCAATTTTCTTGAGCTGTGCTTCTTCATCCGGACCAATGCCATCCTGGTCAGCGATATCCAGACACAGGCACAGCACATTAACTGCATCATCAGTACCGGCAACATCAGCCAGCTGACGAAGAGCTTCGGCATTGGCAGAGCGCGGCGACGCTTCATAACGGGCGCGGATATTTGCACTCATTTGTGCAATCTCACCGGAGAACGGCGCAAAAGCAGGAAGTGCTGCAATGGTTTTCTCCAGCACCGCGATTTCTTTCGCATCACAGGTGCCGTCGGCGAATGCGATGGAATACGCACCCCAGACGGTCGCCTCCACTGCGTCGCGGTTCTCCATTTTCTTTACTTCAGTAATGGCCTTGCGGGTTTTCTTTTTGAAAATACCAAACATCGTGACTTTTCCTTTTAGTGGGTGAGCCTGCGCCCGGAGGTGACCAGCCCACAGAGAAAGTCACACTGACCATCCCGTAAGCTCACCCCTGAAAGGCTCTGTGGTTTTTGATGTGCGCCGGGCGTGGCGCGAATATGAAAAAGGCCCGCCGTAGCGAGCCCAGGGTCAAAGCGCAAAGTAAATCATGCTTCCATTGTATTGCATTGTATTAACTACACTTTTCGTTTTTGATATCGTTAATTCGCCAAAAGTAACAACATCAAGCCAGAGGTTTTTATGAGTGACTACTCCAATTTACTACAAGCAATAAAGCTCAAGGTATGCCAGAACAATAACATTCCAGAGCATGTCTTACTCGACATGACCATTCAGCAGTACCGTGAAGCGTGGTATCGAATCGGACAGATTTTTACGCTGGAATGCGTACTGGAAGAATACCGAAGAAAAAATGCGCACCTTCACTACCACCTGGATAACAGAAAGGCGCTACACCATATGATTTTCAGGATAACAAAATGGAAGCTGGAAGATATTCGCAAACTCTCCCTGCGTGACAGTCTTTTTGTTATTGCAGAGTACCTGACGCCAGATAATATGTGCGAAGAAGCTGCCGAGTTTCTTACTGGGCTTAATTTGCCTGTCACACATACTGATACTACTCACTGGTCAGATCAGGACTGGGCTCCTGAACAAAACTCAACTTTTCTTCAGAAATTCGCGATGCGTAAAAATCAAGATATCGATTAATCTCCTCAAGCCGCTTCTCGATAGCGGCTTTTTCCTCAACCAGTTTATTAAAACAAGATACTGCCATCGATTGCCTTTCCAGCCATGTCTGCAGTTCTGTCATGGACATACCCGGATTGAAAATATAAGGCTGCTTTTCTTCCATTTAATCCTCCAGCGTGTTTAACGCCCTTGTACCGTTTTTCAGGCATAAAAAAACCCGCTCAGCGGCGGGGCTTGCTTACTTTGCCATCGCGTACAAAATCGGCAAAATATCAGATTTATGCGCAAAATACACTTTTCAGTTCGGTTTTGCAATATTTAACCTGGTATTAGATACCTTTTGTTGTGAACGTAAGTGCATTGCCGATATAAGCGCATCTTTGTCCAGGCCTGTAACACAGTCACGCATAATCTCCCAGCGAGGTCGGTATGTCTCTGTCCATGTGGATTTAGCAACCCCCATCAATTCAGCCAGTTCCTGATATTCATAAGTCTCACTCCCAGCCAGCTCGCTCTTCACATCCTGCGCCGCCAGCCAGATTAATTTTTTCAGGCGTTCCCGTGTTTTCTCTGCAATTTTCCTGTTGCCAGAATGAGCCTTAAACTCTTCCCATGCCCACTGTGTTATCGCGATCTGGTGTTCCCAGCAAATATTTCCGCTGTAACACCACAACAACCAGGCTTTATGATGTTCTTCAAGAGACAGAACTGCCCGTCGCCATGATGATGTCGAAAACTCAACCTGACTTACCAGAGGAATTGACGTCCCCTTCGCCAGCGATTGTTTCCCCGGGATTGGTGGATTATCCCGCGTGATCATTTTTCCGGTCACTTCATCGCGGTACCGGATTTTTTTACGCCTGTAACGCCCTGTATCAAACATGGCATTCTCCTGCCAGGCTTCAAGCTGACCTTTTGTTGCTCCACTCAAATCGGCGGTGGCGATAATGAGCTGTTCACGCACAAACTGTAAATACTGGTTATTCATGCGCACTCCAGCCCTGTGATTTTTATCCCCAACCGACCACCAGGAACGACCTGACCGCGCACAATATTGATTTCATCAAACTGCTCATCGTCTATGAGCAGCCCCGCATGTGTCAGTGCATCCAGTGGTGCTTTCAGAATATTGTCCAGGTCCCGACGGCGCTTATCCGGCGGCTCTGCAATAATTTTTATTGCCAGCCTTCCGGACAGGTTCAATTTCAGTCGCTGCTGGCGAACAATGAGCGCCACATCACGGCGATAACGCTCACCGGCTTTTGATACAAAATATGTACTGCCACGACGTCGCCAGTAGGTGTTCACCGTCGGCGGGTAAGGCAAAACAAATTCTATGCGTTCAGTCATTCATGCTTTCCACTTCAGGACACCCGAATTTCTCGCGTGCATTAAAAAACGAATCAGCAACAACAGCTGGCTGCCGTGTTTTTCTTCAAAATCTTTTACCCCGGCGTGCAGTTCGTTATGACATTTACGGCACAGCGGAATAACAAACAAATCGTCAGTCTTTGTTCCCATCCCTCCCAGTCCATAGCCAATGATGTGATGCGGATCATCTGCCTGATTGCCACAAGTCATGCATTTCTGCGTTTTTACCCAGCGCGTGTATACGGGCATCTCTTCCCGCTGTGGTTTCTGACGCTGGAGATACTGAGTCGGAGACTCCGGATCAACGACAATGCTGACCACCGTCTTTTCCTGTGGTGAGTTCTGTTGCTGGTGGGCGTGAGGCGGTAGCACAATATTTTTTGTGCGCTGCTTCAGTATGCTGGTGGCTGTCTGTTCTCCCGGTACGATGTCGCTCTCACGGTACACAGAGCGGATTTTTTCCGTACGTAATCCCAACGAACGACGTAATACTGCCTCCGGTAGCGCGCCCGCCACCTGATTGCAGACCGCCCACCAGGATAACTCAGCCAGCGATAATTCCCGCTCTTGCGTACCATTCATTGCATTGCGTATGACGTCAATCATCCATGCAGACAGATTTTGATGAGCAAGTTGCTCGAGTGATTCGGATGTCTGGTCACGCAGTTGGTTGTCGCAGTGCCAGCACAACACCATCGCTCCGGTACCATAACGATGTATGACGATTTCACTGTGATGGTAGTCACTATGAGGCCACTGGCAGGATTTAACATGACGCAGGAGCCAGTCAGACAGTGCACCAGTGCCACCGGCAGCACGAATTACCCGCTCATCGCTGAAAAATGGCAGTAATGATTTATCCTCCGCCAGCGGCTGGCGAACGGCAGGAACGACTCCGGATGGCAAACCTCGCATGCTTTTGGGTTCCGGCTCCACCAGCACACGCCCCTGCATAAACAAAGGCATCGCATCAGGACCGGGCCTGAAAAGTACAATCCCCAGACGGTGAGCAATTTCAGGAGTCACTAATACCCGCACGTTACCTCCAGATGCGTTGCTGGAATGTGCGGGACGGACGCGGTGGGCGTTCGGAGTAAGGAAGTCTGACTGAGATTATCCAGTGTCGGAAATCAAGACTGAGGTCTTTCTGAAACTCGTAACCACGTCTGCGGTAGTTCTGAATTAGCCATTCGGCCTGTTCTTCAGTGCATGGGTCGTGCCGGAACCAGTCAGATTTGAATGCATGAGAGCACCGCCCGTGCCTGCTGGCAAAGACGGCTGAATCATCAGAATTGTGTAATTTGGTATCGTGCGCCATCGGTTGTCTCTGCTGGCGCAGCAGGTGCCAGTTGTTCAGGCTGGCGTGCGTATTGTAAACCAGAATGCCAGAAAAAAACAAAACCCGCCGAAGCGGGTATACTAAAACAAACTGAAGGTAATATGCCGGACTTGTAAAGGAACGATAGAATAATTATCGGATTAAATCCTGACTCAATCCATAGGGTTTACAGCGTTTTCACTAATAATTTACCGTCCCTCTATACATTACTGCCCAGTTTTAACGAAGTTTTTAAAGGAAACTATTGCCTGATAGGGGTTTGGTTGACAGCCAAACATATTATCGCAAAAAGGCTTGATGAAAATTCTTGCGGATCCATCTTCATTTGGCATTTTACTCACTTGATAAGCGAGGAATGGGCTATTTGGTGAAGGGTTATAAGTGGAAATTAGCGTGTCTGTCGCCGTTTGAATTTTCCATGAGGAATTATTAGCCAACCAGAATTGCGCTCGTTTCCAATAAAAGTCACATTGCTTTTCATCTTTACATGTTAGTGGTTTCATTGCTTCTGCTTTCAACGCAGGATCGATCTTTGCTGCACACCCTCCCAACATTACTGTTGCAATCATTACACCTGCAACTAAAACAAGTTTCTTCATCTCCCTGCCCCATCAGTAAAAGTTCGGTTCTCTGATAACTAGAGTTAATCAACGGAAAAACGCCGAAGCGGGTTAAGTGTGGGTGCATTGAGGATGCCTGACTCATCAGAGGTGGCGAGGGATTTCTCCCTCGCCTGGTCTCTTACTCCTCAGGTTCGTAAGCTGTGAAGACAGCGACCTCCGTCTGGCCGGTTCGGATTCGTACCTCGCAGAGGTCTTTCCTCGTTACCAGTACCGTCGCTATGACGGTTAAACAGATGACGATCAGGACGATTAACATCGCCTTTTGCTGCTTCATAGCCTGCTTCTCCTTGCCTTTCGGCGCGTAAGAGGCTAACCTACATTTGTGAGACATAGATTGGGCCTCAGATTAATGTTAAGCGTCTTGCAGGACGCGTAATGTTAACTGGGGCTTTTCTCTATCTGCCTTTTGGTGTTCATGCCTGAGACAGATAGCCTCAAGCACCCGCAGCAATTTTACTTAACTCCCTTTTTCCCGCAAACCGTTTTTATCCCCAGCGGCAAATCGAATACACAATCAGCGCCACCGCCATTGCGATTCCTACCGTGGTGAATGCTTCAGGCCAGGTCATCGTAAAATATCCTCCGCGTTTATCAGTCCGTTTCGCTTCAGGTAGACCATCGCCTTCTCCGGTAATTTGCAGTCCGGCTTCGCTTTCCTCAATTGGCTAACCAGTTGTTTAATCAGCATTGTTAATTCCCGTACCTGAACGCCCCCTTTGGTATCCTCATTGGTGAGGATACCATCGCCTTTCCCCTGAAGCATGGCGGCGCAGCAGGCGTTCCATGAAATTTCCTGAAGGGAACGACGAATCTGTGTGCTGCATATACTCCTCCCTGACTCCTGGCTGTTAAACCATGTTTCAAATTCCGGCACTACTGGTGCTGGTTGGGTGGTGACATTGGCAAAGGCTGCACGCAACCCGGCCTTAATTTCCTCTACCTCATCAGCACCTGGCGATGAATCTGACAGTGCGTGATGGAATGCGTAAGCCATGTCGTCGTTTACTGCAACTGGCTCTGCTTCAAGCGATGTCAGTGCGATTCGTGCCAGTTCTAGATCTCGTTCAACCATCTCAAGAACAACTTTGCAGTCCGCACCTTCTTTGCTAACGCGTCCTTTCACGTTTTCCAGATAACTAACGCTTTCGCGTGCATGGGAGATTAACTGTTCTTTGGTAAAGGTGGTCATTTGTTACTCCTTAACCCGCAGTGCTTTCAACTGACGAGGGGAACAAAATCGTTTCATCAAATCCGGCATTCATATCATGGACAGCAGCACACCAATCCATCGACGAACGATTATCAAGAGCCTCCATGATTACATCCATGCGGCGTAGGTCATACAGGTAAATGTTTTTATCGCCAATGGTGTAAAAACCAATTTTTTTCGGTGACGGACAGCGATCAAGAACGTCCTGTAATTCGTTCAACCATGCTTGTTCTTTTTTTGTCAAAGTTGCCATATCACTCTCCTTTAGTGCGCCCGTGGTTTTTCCAGCGGTTTTGCGCCGCGCTGGGCTTTTTGCAACAGCTGTGACCCATCACCCCGCAACACCCCGTCAACCTCACTCGTCTGTTACTAATCCTCAACCATCGCCAGACCCCAACACCGTTTCTGCGAGCTAACAGAATCTTTGCTTTACGGTTTTTCATCGTTTTGCTCTCCTGCGTTTCTTTGCTGCACGTCGCGCCGCTGCAATACCGGTATGGCGCTTTGGTGCCGGGATAATATTGTCAGCCATCATGACATGTGGAATAACTGTTAATGACGACGCCCCAAACCGCACCAGATACGGCAATAAACAATTTTCCATCCGCATTTCTCACCTCAATTGATCTGAATATCAGTAATTGTTTGTTGCAACCATTCTTTAGTTAGTTCTGCCATTTTTATTACCGCCCTTTCGGGCGGCCTCCGGATGATTTGAGGGTGCAGGAATCCCTCCGGTTAAGGATTTAATAAAAACCACTTCTGATTTAAATTTTCAGTGTTTTGTTGCCAGGTGATTTATCGCCTTTACGCTTCAGCCTTATTTCGCAACCAGACACAAACCGGGCCATCTTCGGTGTCATGTATTGAACCAATAAACCATCCATCGCCCTCTGGTCGTTCCGGTTTCCAGGAGGCAATATCGGGACCATCTGCGTCCAGATTAAAATCATCTTCATCCATAGTTCTGATGGTCCACTGAAGATTATTTTCCTCCATCCATGCGTTAAACTCTTCCGTTGAAATATGTTCTCTACCATCACAGAATTTTTCATATTCAGGATGCGTCCAGCAGCCATATTCATCACGTACTACTGGTATTTCTTTAATTTCATTCATTTCTGTTCTCCCACGTTTTCAGACTTTCACCACAGAACGGACAAAATGAAACCCGCACTGGTGATTTAGAAAATTCACCGGAACGCAACATCACCAAATCAGGGCCGCGAGTTAAATTCTCATTCCAGATTTTGTATATCAGCAGACCTTTTCGCGTCGTGTATTCAGCATCATGCTCAAGGGCTTTTGCCAGTGCCGCACATGGTTCTATCTGATTGCCATTAACCTGGCATTTTGATTCACTCACCGCACCTCCTCCTCAAAATTCCCCTGATAAAACGCCAGTACGCGCTGCATAACCTTGCCTTTCCGGCACTCGCGACAGATTATGTTCTGACGCCTGTCGTAGCGGCGTATTTCTCCGTCTGGTAACGACCAGATAAGGTCCGGATCAACCACAGCCGTTTTCTTCAGCTTTGCCCTCGAGAGTTTTTTGCGGGCGTTTTGCCAGTCCTTACGAGCCTGTTCTGACGGGAATAACCCGTAGCCAGAGTTGTATACATCCCCACTGGCAACCAGCTCTCTTGCGAGAACGCTCATCAGATATCTTGTCGCACCTGTCTTGACTTCCAGTTGCCGTAACGTCTCACGCCCACTCTGGCGTACGAGTTCAACAACCTGCCCTTTAATTTTTTCTCGCTCTTCTTGTGTAAATACTTTTGCCATAGGTGCCTCCGGCAATCACTTTTCCGACACAATACGACTGGAGGAATCGAAAATCTGTCGGACAATATCCCGGTGCCTGTTCAGCTCCCGCAGCGCAGCGCAGACACGCTCCCACTTCTGGACATGATTTTTCGCCCGACGCAGTTCGCGGTTTGCCAAATGCAGCGATGGCAAAATCAAATCATCAGCTCGCGTTGCAGTAAACGATGGCAGCGACTGCACAATGTCCGCTACAGTTTCTGTTTTAATATCTTCCTGTGTTGCAGCTTCCTGTACTGGTAACGCAATGCCGGCTGGCTGAGGAAAGGCTTTACCATCATTCTCCGTTACCGATGCGACTTTCGGCTTTACTGGTAAATTCTCGCCCGGCATGCAGTAGCGAAATTTACCGTTCTGGTTTACGCGTGCCAGCCGCCCCGTTGCGGTTACTACCGCCAGCGTGGAAGCAACCTTGCGAGTGCTGACACCGAACTTACCCGCCAGTTCCTCACACGTTTTAGCGCCCTCCTGACCGATAAACTCAATCATCATGTCAGCGGTAACTTTTCGTTCGACCTCCCTGGTTAGCACATCCTGTACTTCAGATTGTGCTGGCTGCTCTTCGGCTACCCCGGATTCACCTTCACCAGCCACACGCCAGGTGTATACGCTTTTATCAACGAAGCCAGCCTTTTTCAGTTCCCACAGCTCGTTCAGTACTTCTTCACGACTGATATCAAGTCGCGCAGCCAGCTCTACCGACGTGGCTTTTCCCATCGCTTTCAGTGCGTCAAAAACAGTCTCCATAAATTTCCTCCCGGTAAAAATTACTTCTCAACTCAAACAAACCCAGCCGCTTTCCGGCGTTCATATTCCTGTTTCAGCAACTCAATTGGCGTTGGTCCCGCAGGACGTATGGGTGCTGCCAGTTGCCTACGGACGGGTGGAACACTCAGTCCGTTACCAACATGCTTTGCCCATTTCGTCAGCTGCCGTTCTGCAAGCCGTTTTAACTCCCCCTCGGTCATCTGGCGCTCAATCCCCTTGGAACGCATCTCGAGACAAATGTGATACAGCACAGGCTGAGACCACGGGTATTTATCGCTTCCGTCGTATCGCCAGGACTCGTTGCGCCAGCGTCGGTACTCCTCCATCACGTTATCCACCGTCAGACCAAATGGATTTGCCCCGCTCTCCGAAATCAGCGCCACAAACTCAGCCAGGTCCGGAGGCCATGTTTCACCTGCCCTGCAACGGTCCATGCACTGGCGGCAGACCTGCCGGATTTGCTGCTCAGTCATCGCGCCAATCTGTGCAATCCAGAGCTTCGAAGGTGCGGCCCCGTTCTTCTGGGTCCAGCGGTTCGAATAAACCTCCCCCATGAGTTCCCACAGCTTCCAGGCCGTTTCCGTCGCTGATAAATCCGTTTTCACGTTCCCACTGCTCACGTGCTGCCCGAATTTCCTGAACTGCCCGTGATGCGGTGCCACCTGGTGCTGCTGCATGGTTTACCCCCTTGCTGACTGGTTTAGCCTGCGCCCTGACGTGATTTACGTGACGGGCGAATTTCTGCTCCCACTGAACCTGCGTGAAAACTTTACCCTCCGCTGCCCAGTAGTCCCGGAAGGCGGCAAGTTCAGCTGGTGTAAATTCCGGCTCCGGCAGAGCCACTCCCCACAGAGCCGCCCGTCGTCGAAAATCCGGCGACGGATGCCAGCCATCGGTCATCGGAAATTTCCCGATGGGTTCGCTCAGGCCTTCCAGGTAATCAGGTTCCGATGTTTGCAACGGCACGCCATTTGCCTCACTGACCGGAGCACTCTCGCGCACGCGCGCGTTATGTGTGGGGTTTAATTCTTTATCTGTATCTTTATCTGTCGTGACTCGTCGTGACATGTCGTGACATATGCGTGACTCGTCGCGCGCCCCCTCATTCTGTTTTCGTAATTTTTCCCTCTCGCGCTGCGCTCTCTTGCGCTCTGCCGGGGATTTCGCGGTTTGTGAAACGTTGCCATTGTCCTCTTTCAGTACCTGGCGTTTTTCCCATCCACTGATCAAATCTCCATCAAGTACCCGCCCCTGCATTGCCTGTAAAATTGAATCAATTACTTCTTCCGTCACATCAAGCGCACTTGCTAAATCTTCCGTCGTGACATCAATGTGACCACGTAGTGACACGCCGTGACATGTCGTGACATTTCGTGACGCGCTCACCAGAAGGTGGATATACACAGCCATCACTGTTGCGATTGGCTGCCCTGACACCCTGGCAATTGTTCGCCACTTAGGGTCATTTGGCATGTCATGCCATAATCTGAGCCAGGCGTTAGCCATACTCACCTCTTTTGATACCGAATCTTTTTACTCACAAATTGCCGGAAGTGATCCGGTATGAATATTGTCAGTCAATGCACAACCACAATATTTCCCGCCGGGCCACCACGATTCATCTGGTTGAAACCAGCGATCGCCACTGCGACAAAATCATCAGCGTCTCTCACCAGTCGTTCCCGCGTCTCCACCAGCTCCCGAAAATAGGCTGAACTGTGGCTGCGCATTCGGGCCACCAGCAGAGGTGGCATTGCTTTTTCGATCGCTGGTAACAACGCCTGAATTTTTTTAACCGCATCAGGGGTGTCTTTCTCCACCCAGCGGAATATTTTCTGAGTATTGCGAGCCAGGGCTTCCGGATGGCTGTCGTCATATAGCTCCGGGAACGTCATACCAAGCTCAAAATAAGCCCGGGTTATTTCAGCTGCCGGAACTTTTTCACCGTCCGGATGCGCCCAGACATTCATCGCCATGCGGATGTGTTCATGCTTGATTTTCATTAATCATTCTTTCCTTCGTTCGAGGTGCTATCCTGCTTCTTGTAAAGTTCTGGGTTGTATTTCAATTCACCGTTAGTAATTTCATCCAGTTCCATTGCGCGAAGTTTGGGAATAACTGCTTTCCACCGCACAACAGCCACATGTGAAATTCCAAGAGCCTCAGCTACTAGTCGCTTTTTTTTGAAATAGCGCAGAACATCATCTTTGAACATAAAACTCTCCTGTTATTTCGAGCGGGAGGGTAACAATAGTTACATAGAAATGTCAACCATAGCAACATCACTTGGTAGTAACATTGGTTACATGAAAAACACTATCAGCGAACGTATTCGGAATCGTCGAAAAGACGTTGGATTAACCCAACAGCAGGTTGCGAAAGCAATCGGCATATCTCGTGTATCCGTAACAAAATGGGAAAATGGCTCTTCAAAACCTGACGGTGAGAATTTGCATCTACTGTCAAAATTGCTTTCCAAATCTCCTGAATGGATTCTTTATGGAAAGGACTGTCACGATAAAACCGATGATCTGCGTCTGAATCAGTACCCTTACATTAGTGACAACATCGCCCGGTTGCCCGTTTTAACGTGGGAACAGGCTGGTTATTGGGATATGAGTTGTCCAGTAACCGAGATTCCTGGTATTAAGAATTGGGTTGATGTCATGACAAAAACCGCTGAAAACTCTTTTTTATTGCATGTTGAGGGAGATGCGATGACAAACTCTAACGGCCTCCCAACCATCCCCGACGGATCTACCGTGCTGATCACACCATGCTCAAGTAACATTAGAGAACTGGTGGGAAAAATAATCTTAATCCAATTGGAAGGAACGCCAAACGTAACACTAAAAAAAGTTGCGATTGACGGACCAAACATCTATCTGTTGTCACTGAATCCGCTTTACAAACCCATCGAACTGAATGGTGGTTACACCATTAAAGGTAAAGTTTCACAAATACATCAATACTTAGACTGAGTCAGAACCCGCATTCATTGCGGGTTTTTTATGCCCTCAAGTGTACCTTTTGCAACATTGTATTGACTCTAATGGTAACTCTTGTTACCTTAACAACATACCAACCCACCCCGCCCCACAGAACGCAGGGCAATACTTCGAGTTACCAGGCAGTGGTCAGGGGTTAAGTAGCCAGCCCGAGGCGTAAGAACATGACGGCAGGGTTCAACTTTAATAACTATGCAGCAGGTTTTTGTTCCGCTACCCCGGCGTTAAGGGGAAACAGAGGATTTCTCAGTGGGCGAAGTCAAACATCAGAATGGAAGGCATCCCAGGATCGGCAAAGAAGCAGCAATGGCGCTTTATATTGACATCAGCGCCATTACCGGACAGGTAAGAGTTATCAGAGCGGTAACTAAGCGGTATGCGCCTTTATTTCAGAAAGTCTCTGGTGAGTGCACCGAAGATATTGTCAACGATTTCGTCATCGAACTGCGAGGACTCATCTTCAGTTACAAGGTGACCACAATTTTTGCAGATGGCTCCCGCGAAACTGTCAGAGCCCTGCGGCTTAAAGGATGTGTCAAAGACTTCGCCACCACATTCTGGGCAAGAAAACTTGATTGTATTCATAACCAATTTCCTCTCGAGTAACAGACCCCTCAGAGGATACCACCTCGCCTGACGTGGTTAAAAGCAGGCAACGCTAACCACAAGGAGCTGACATGCAGAAACCAGAACCCACTATCATCGCACCAGGCTATACCGATGATGAACTTTATGAGTGGATGCGCCAGAAAATTAATGCAGCGCAGGATCTGAAATGGGCCAATGAAGCCAGGGCTAAGCAGGCTGAAAATCTGTCCGCTCTGGAGCAGGATATCACCAGACTGGAAAAAGCAGCGGCATTAAGCATTGCCAGAATGATTACATACCCACGTTAATAGCTAACCAACGAGGCTAATAATGGAATTTAAAGATTTACCAATGCAATTCCAGGAAATGGCAGCGAATATAGTTCGTTCCCAACTGGCGACTCTTGACCTGAGTACCGTAGAAAAAGAAACCATCGATACTATATCCAGTAACGTGCGTCGTGCCTTTATCGGTCTGTACGAAGAGAAGCAGCTCTCTGATAACCAGGATTTACATGAAAAATACTTCCTGGATCTAATGGACATCATTAATAAGGGATTTGGCTTGTTAATGAAACAGAAAGGGATTCGAATGAACCCCCTTGAAAATTACTTCGCAACAAGAAGCATTAATTCCTGTGATTTAAAGCATCCCGCCACAGACGGGAGTGTTACAGCTAGCCATGAGATTTCGATTAATCATTAAAATCAATAGCTATTTCAATAAGTGATGCCATCTCGTTGCGTTTTGTTGAATTCATCTTACGTAATACTTCATGTTGATTAGCACCTTTGGCGGCATCAGTTTTCATTGCTGGCTGATGTCCGCCCTTTTTAAAGTGAATTTTGTGATGCGGTGAATGCGGCTAAGCGCACGCGGAACAGTTAAAAGACCATTTGTTCTCCGTATCAATACTTATGGGTAGGTACTTGCAGGCGGGTCCCTGTATTCCGGCGTTAATTGTTAACTGGTTAACGTCACCTGGAGGCACCAGGCACCGCATCACAAAATTCATTGTTGAGGACGCGATAATGGAAACGTTATTACCAAACGTCAATACGTCTGAAGGTTGTTTTGAAATTGGTGTCAGAATCAGTAACCCTGTATTTACTGAAGATGCCATTAATAAGAGAAAACACGAACGGGAGCTATTAAATCAAATATGCATTGTTTCAATGCTGGCCCGTTTGCGTCTGATGCAAAAAGGATGCTGGCAATGAATACAGCAATTGCTCTCACTCTGACAGTTTTTCTTAATACTGGCGAACCTGTTGATGTGGTTACTGGTATATATGGTTCAATGAAAGAATGTATGGCTGCCGCAGCAGAACAGAAAATTCCCGGTAACTGTTATCCGGTCGAGAAAGTTATTCGCATGGATAATACCGAAATCCCGGCAGGACTTAAAACAGCGCCGTAAATAATATCTGGTTTCATTTTATATGCCAGCAATGGCAGGGATTTGTTCACCCTTAAATCTGTAATGAGGTTTATCAATGAGCACTGATAAAGAAGAAATTGCACTGTATTACGAAGCCAAAAATGACAAAGTCAGAAAACGTCTTGGGATTAAAGGCGGTTTTTACTGGCGCACAGCAAAAAAATTATCGGTTGCAATATCACGCGGTGTTGTCGCAATGGACGATGCAGGATTTGACGAAGAGGATTTTAAAAAACCTGTTCGCGTCCATTTACCCGTTGTGAATGACCTTCCTCCGGAAGGCGTGTTTGATACCGAATTCTGCAACCGATACGAAAAAGGCGGGGAAGATGGTATCACAATGGTGCTTATCGCGCCCTCGCCCTCTGTTCAGGATAAACCAGCCAGCACTGACAATACCAACGTCAACGGCGAAGACATGGCTGAGATTGAGGAGAATATGCTCCTGCCGGTTTCAGGTCAGATTCTGCCTGTTCGATGGCTGGCACAGCACGGCAGCGAAAAACCGATCACACACGTTTCGCGGGGCGAACTACGCGCATTACATAACGCACAGGATGAAAAACTTCCCGCCGTTACCGCGCTGGCCATCTCAAATAAAGCAGCGCAACTCGAACCGCTGGAAATTCGCGATCTCCACAAACTGGTTCGTGACACTGACAAAGTTTTCCCTAATCCTGGTAATTCAGACCTGGGACTGATGACTGCTTTTTTCGAAGCATACCTGGGCGCTGACTACACCGATCGCGGTCTGCTGACAAAAGAGTGGATGAAAGGAAATCGTGTTTCACGCATCACCCGCACGGCTTCCGGTGCTAATGCCGGTGGAGGGAACAAAACCGATCGCAATCCGAATTTAGTACACACCTTCGATACGCTGGATGTGGAGATTGCAGCGGCCACACTTCCGATGGATTTTAATATTTATGAAATTCCGGGCAGCGTTTATCGTCGCGCAAAAGAAATCGTCCGGAAGAAAGAAAGTCCGTTCAAAGAATGGTCCGCAGCACTTCGCGCAATCCCGGGTATCCTGGATTATTCCCGCGCCGCTATTTTTGCACTTATCCGGAGCGCACACCCTGAGTTTTATCATTACCCGGGACGTCTTCAGGGGTATATCAACGCCTATTTAACAGAGACTGATCACGAGAACCCCAGCAAGGAAACTCTCACAGCTGCCCGGCATACGCCGGAAAAAGATATCCTGGAAGAAGTTAACCGCGAACTGGCTGCTGAACGCGAAACAGAAGAAGAAAAAAATAATGTGGAAAAATCACAACCGTCTGACGCAATGGCAGATGAACAGGCAACGGCTGAAACAATGGAACCGAATGCAACTGAACATCGCCAGGACACGCAATCGCTGGATGCTCAGGCACAGATAGATCCGGTTAATCAGGTAAAAGTTACCGCTGACGAAGTAAACAAAATTATGCAGGCAGCCAATATCAGCCAGCCTGACGCCAATCAGCTGCTTGCAGTATCACGTGGTGAATTTGTTGCAGGGATTAGCGACCCGAACGATCCGAAATGGGTGAAGGGGATCCAGACTCGCGATTCTGTGTACCAGAACCAGCCAGAAACGGAAAAAAACAGCCCGGATGTGAAACAACCTGAGCCAGTAGTGCAACAGGAACCGGAAATAGCCTGCAATGCCTGCGGCCAGACTGGCGGGGATAACTGCCCTGACTGTGGTGCGGTGATGGGCGACGCAACATACCAAGAAATATTCGATGAAGAGAATCAGGTTGAAGCTAAGGAAAATGATCCGGAGGAAATGGAAGGCGCTGAACATCCGCACAATGAGAATGCTGGCAGCGCTCAGGACCACGCCAGCGATAGTGAAACTGGCGAGACAGCAGATCCCTTAATTGCGGTGAACGGTCATCACGTTATCACATCCACCAGCAGAGTGCGGCACCACCTGATGATCGACCTTGAAACCATGGGAAAAAATCCCGACGCCCCGATTATCTCATTAGGTGCAATATTTTTCGATCCGCAGACCGGAGAGATGGGGCCGGAGTTTAGCAAGACCATCGATCTGGATACTGCTGGCGGAGTCATTGATCGTGACGTCATTAAATGGTGGCTTAAGCAATCACGTGAGGCGCAATCTGCCATTCTGACCGATGAAATTCCGTTAGATGATGCACTACTGCAATTGCGGGAATTTATAGATGAAAACTCCTGTGGATTTTATGTTCGAGTCTGGGGAAATGGAGCCAACTTCGACAACGTAATTTTACGCCGTTCATATGAACGACAGGGCATCCCCTGCCCGTGGCGCTACTGCAACGATCGCGATGTACGCACAATTGTTGAACTGGGAAATTCCATTGGCTTTGATGTCAGAATGACTATTCCATTCGAAGGTGTACCTCACAATGCACTCGATGATGCACGTCACCAGGCAAAACAAGTTTCAGCTATCTGGCAAAAACTGATCCCGAGTCAGGCTGATTTTTAATGTTCAACCGTCGCCAGTTGTAGTTGGTATTCTGCAACTGGCGCGTTCCGGAGTGATAACCATGAGCGAACAGTACCTGATAACGCTCGATGAGTGGAAACCCAAACGGTTCAGTCTCCCAATAACAAACACTACCCTGGTGAAATACGGAAAACTTGGATACATCGTACCAAGACCACAAAAAATTCGTGGACGTTGGCTGATAGATCGCCGGGCAGTATTTGTTGGACCTGGTGAAACGGGAATTGCGCCGGAAATTCATACTGGCGATGATGATGCACTGAAGGAGATTTTAACTCATGTCACCGAGGCCACGAAAAAACAGCACTGACGTAGCCGGTCTTTACGAAAAGTTTGATCGCAGAACTGGCAGAGTTTACTACCAGTATAAAAACCCTGTGACTGGAAAATTTCACGGACTCGGAACAGACAAAGGCAAAGCTGAAAGAATCGCTTCCACAGCCAATCAGCGAATAGCTGCAGCAGAAGCCGAATATTTCATGCGCAAAATTGATGAAAGCCCGTCAGCAACAAAACGTCGGGGTATCAGATTAAAGGCATGGGTTGATCGATATCTGAAAATACAGGACGCGCGGCTGAAAAATGGAGATATTGCAGCTACAACCCACAAAGAAAAAGCGCGAATGGCTGCATTCCTGGTTTCCCGTCTGGGAAACCACCCATTGAAAGAACTGGAAGTAAGAGACTTTGCATTAATACTGGACGAGTGGCTGGATAAAGACATGGTCAGCACAGCGAGAGTAAATCGCGGATTATGGGTTGATATTTATAAAGAAGCACAGCATGCAGGGGAAGTCCCTCCCGGATGGAATCCTCCGGAGGCTACCCGTAAACCGATCCCTAAAGTAACCAGAGCCAGGCTCACTCTGGAAGACTGGCAAAAAATTTACAACGCAACGCCTGAAAAACACTTTATCCGTAACGCAATGCTTCTTGCGATTGTTACTGGCCAACGCCGTGATGATATTTGCCACATGCGTTTTTCAGATGTGTGGAACGAACACTTGCATATCACCCAGGGAAAAACCGGAATGCGTCTGGCGTTACCGCTTACACTACGCTGTGATGCCATTGGGATAACGTTAAAAGAAGTTATTGATGGGTGCCGAGACAGAATATTAAGTCCATATCTAATCCATAGTCGGCACCAGAAACAACCGAAGCCGATGAGTAAAGACAACCTGAGCGACTACTTTGCCAAAGCACGGGATCTGGCTGGGATAATTCCACCAGCAGGAAAAACTCCGCCAACATTTCATGAACAACGCTCTCTATCAGAACGACTGTACCGTGCACAGGGTATCGATACAAAAACATTACTAGGACATAAAGTCCAGGCAACCACCGATCGCTATAACGATACTCGAGGTCAGGAATGGGTTAAGTTGGTTATTTGA